CGGGGACTCCCTTGCAGTTGTGATTGTTGGAGAGTTGCACCTTGATGCCGACCACGAAGTCCATCTGCTGCCAACGCAAGTGGTCTGCCGTGCGATAGGCAAGGTTGGTCTCCGTGGCGGCAAGACGGCGGGCGTTCCGGTAGGAGGAACGATAGACCCCGCGCCCCGGATGATAGGCCGCCGCTCTGCGTGAGAGACGTAACGCCCCGTGGGCGTTCCGTACCCTGCGGAAGAGCTTGTCAGGGTCGCGGAGATAGGATTTGAGACGGGTAGCCATTTGCCCTGCGGAAAGTCCGTCGCGCAACCCGATGTCGATACCGTCTTCTATCTCCGTCTTGAACTGCTCGGAGTACTTCCACACTTTGTCCGAGAGACTCATCCCTCCACTCTTGCGCGACAAGAATGCTTCGAGGGCTTTGTCGTTAGTAGAGTAGTAGGAGCGTTGCAACTCCTCGGAAAGGTCAAGCCCCGAAAGGAAGCCTGCGGCAAGGGCGTTGTCCTTTTCATTCGCAAGCCCCCATTCCTTGCGGGCGGAGGAGATGATTTCTTCCTCGACGGCTTGCCGCAACCCCTCCACCAAGGCTTCTCCCCTGCCCGCCACAGCGGGGTAATGCGCGAACTCAAACGGCTTGTCGGGATTGAACGCGGGAAGAGACACGCCTATTGCGGCCGCCCTCTTTGCCGCCGCATCGTAGATGGCCTCAATGCGCTTGGCGGTGGCGTTGATATTCCTCCCGTGCTGCGCATCATAGCCCCTTGTCTTTGTGCCGGTTCCCGCCATCTTTGCCATTCGTTATGCCTACAAAGCGGGGTTCATTGCGTCTTGCGCCTGTTCCTCGGCAAGCTCCTGCATTGTCTTATCCGCATCGGATGACCACCCGAGCCGCTGTACCCCCTCTCGCTGCGAGATGAGGGGCTTCCCGCCCGCTGCGAGGGAGATATTCTCGATAGTCTCCTTTTCGTCGTTTATCGTGAACGGGGTTATCACGCTGTCCACTTGCAGAGCATCTATATCCTTGCGATAGCCCTCCCCGAGCATTAACGCGGCGAAAGCCTTTACCACATTCACCTCTCTGTCTAAAAACTCTATGAGCCGCCCGCTCTCGTCCTTTACTTTCAACTGCGCATCGATGAAGAGCTGCTTGCGGCTCTCTCCCGAGAGTGCCTGCTGGCTCATCTTCTCGTAGCTCCAATCGGGGAGTTGCAGCTGCGTGAAAAACATTTGTCGGAGCTCGTTTGTGTAGAATTTGAGATTGTCGACAGCTTGCGCCCACGTGATGTAGTTGGCCGTAGAACCTTTCGGGTATTGGAGAATGTCGCGGAAGCTCTTCTGCTCGCTCGGGGCGGTGTCATACTGTATCTCCTCATCCGCAAAGACGGCAAAGATGGGCTTCGAGTTCTTGCGGAGGTAGTTACCGTTACGGCTCATCGCCCACTCTATCTCATAGACGAGCGGGGAGGTGTTCTCCCAAATTGGAGTGGGGCGAAACATATAGATGGCGGGGATTTTCCCCAGCCCGATATTCTCATCCTGCAACACCTCCCATCCGTCCGTGTTTGCAAACTTGATATGGCGTTCGGAGGTGTAGGCATCGAAATATGAGACCGTCCTGCCGTCTTGCACGCGGGTATAGCCTACCGACAATGCCACCAAGTCCCCGCTCTCGTCAAAGAGGGGGTACAGCTCATCTCCGAACATCGGCGAGAACTCACGGCATCGCAGCTTGACGGGGCTGTCGAACCCGTAGAGGGTGTTCCTTTCATCCACGGCATACCACAGCGTCATCACTTCACATCCCGCAAAGAGACACCTCCCGCGCGTGATGTTGTGAGAGTCCGTGCGGGTGCGCCGGAAGATATTCTCAATGAATGTTGCCACTTGCTGCTGTCTGTCGGTGTCAGCGTGATAGACCCTCTTAACGGGTATGCCGAAGCACAGCTCTGTCATCCTTGCCACCGCCAACCGTTGGAGGTCGTAAGGGATGCGGGACACGAAGTCCACCTCGTGTGTCTCTTCATTAACAATGTCGGGGTACAGCCGTCTGTCCATCACGGGGTGCAAGTTCGGGTCGTACTCCCTGCGGAGGGTCTCCCACCCGGGAATAACAATGTCTTTCTTGCGGAGGACGGATATAACCTCTTCGGGGGACTTGCTCTTGAAGTCGAGAATTTCCTGCAATGTCATCATTATTATTATCTTCTTGTTGATTTATCAATGTCAATAAGCGAGGGTCGCTACCCGTTTGAGGTTCACAGGCCGTGGCACTCCGCCCATCACCTCGTTCATTATCACATAGCGCACAGCGTCTATCGCGTGATTATAGGCATCTATCGGGGTGTTGAGCCAATGCCCGTCCTTGTCCTGCGCGTAAGTGTAATTAGATAACTCCTTGCGGATATTGTAGGAGTTGTTGGTTACGAAGATGTCGTACTCCTGCATCTTCGCAATACCCGCTGTGATGCTGTCCTTGAACTTCACCACGGGGTGGATATCAAGCCCCGCACGGAATATCTCCTGTATAAGACGGGGGTCGGCACTCTCGGAGACTATCTTGCGGGGGCGGAGAGCCTTGAAAGCGTTTATAATCTCTCCCGTCAGCATGTGCGTTCTGTAACACTTCTCATCGATATAGATGCTCTTCCCGTACACGGCAACCTCCACAATGGCCGTAGGGTCGTGCTCGTAGCCGTAATCCACCCCGTACCACCGCTTGCGGGCGGAGGGCGGTATCTCATCCACCGTCTCGAAGCGGGGGAACACCAAGCCCTCTATCTGCGCCTGCATCCCCTCCCCGTAAATGCGCCACAGGCTTCCATTCTTGTCGCGGAGACTCTCTATTTCGTCGATCACCCTTTGTTCAAGGAACGGGTTCTCTCTGTATGTTGTCACGAAGTGAAAAGTGCGCGGGTCTTTATTCAGTGCGCATATCCAATGCTCGTCAGTGAATGAGGGGTTGTAATCGATAACAGACAAACGGGTCGTTCTCATCTGAAGCTGTTGCCATTCAATGAAACGCAACTCGTTAGCTTCGTTAACGAAGAGGAAGTCTCGCTTGCGTCCGCGCAACTTCTTCTCGTTGTCGCAAGAGAAGAACTCCAACTCGCTCCCGTTCTCGAAGTGATATATCAGCTCGCTCTTGTTGAAGCGTTTAGGCTCCCATATCCCAATCCGCGTAAGGATGTCCTCAAAGTCTCGAAACACAGACCCTTTCAGTGCGGGGAGCGTTGCCCTCACAACTGAGGTCAAAGACCCCTTGAATGCAAGGCAGCAACGCACGACAATCCAAATTACTGTGTTGTAGGTCTTGCCGCTGCGGGCAGACCCCTGCTCGCTAACGGTGGTGTACCCCCTGCTTACAGCCTCATCGAGGCGCGTGAATACTGATGTTGTCTGAATTGACGGCATCGCTCTTTATCTTCTACCTGTTTCCCGCAGTACCGCTTCCTCCTCCGCTCCTCCCTCTGCGGCCACGGCAGCGCGGCTGTCTATCACCTCTACCGTGATTGGCTCTCGGGTCAGCTCCTTGCCGCCGCTCGTAATATCCGTGCGCGTCATCGACAACGCATCCCGTTCCTCAGGAGTGGCTATCATTCTGTAAAGGGCTATCTGTGCCGTGGGGTTATCCATATCATAGAGCCTGTGACGGATGGCCGACTTGGTCTTCACCTTGTTCGTTTCGAGTTCTTTTTTAATAGTGTCCATTTCATTTGAATTTGCGGGGAATTTCGCATAAAAAGCACTCCGCCCGCAGGGTAGGTACGCAATCACATCTTCGAGAAAGAAAAGGTTTCTTTCTCGAATGACATGCAGGGCCTGATTGAAGAGTTTTTTAGTGTTATATGCCATTTTCGTTACAGAACTTTTGTTCTCTCGATCTTCTTTGCGCTTCCACCTGTAAACTTTTCCCATCTTGCGATGATCGTATCACAAAAGGCGGTTGAACGCTCCTCAGACGGTATGTTATTCAGTTGTTGCATCGTCTGCGTCCTCTTTTGGAGAATAGTTTTCTATGATTTCTTGCAGGGCTTTCTTTTCGTTCTTGTCAAGCTCGATGGCAGGGAACTCCTGTCTTATCGTGTTGGGGTCGCCCTTAAAGAAAACCAGCACGTTTTGGTGCGTCTTGACGACCTTGCGGCTTTCCATGCATTTCTTGGCTCTTAACGCCGCGGAAGCGGGCGTTTCGATAAGTATAAGCTCGTTATACAGATATGCCCCACATTCGCGGAATATGCGCTTTACATCGCCGCCGAAGTCATAATACGCACCGTTGGCTTTGCTGCGTATATCACCCAAGATGATAACGGCGAAACGGTTGGGTTTCAGACACGAATAGGCGGCCTTGAACGCCGTCTCAATGATACCGATAAACTCTTCATACGTCCCTTGATTGCTTGCGTCATTGGGCAGGTCGGAATATTTTTCGAGGTCGAAATACGGTGGGCAACTGAAAAGGAGGTCTTGACTGTCAGGCGCAAAGTATTTGGCAACATTCTGTCCGTCATCGCACACATACGAGACAGGCAAGTCTCGGTTGGCAATGACCTCATTGTTGATGTCCACTTGCTCCTGCCGCAACTCCACGCCCTTAAACGTGTAACCGCATGTTCCGAATACCAGCCCTTTCTGCGTATCACCAGCGAAGCAGTCAAAGATTGCCGCCCCTTTATACGGCGTAAACCATTTGCACAGTATCTCGGCAAGCACCGGGTCGAACAGCGACACGCCCGCTGCCAGCACTTTCTGTGCCTCGCGTTGTTTGACCTCTTCGGGGACGTGTTTGTCGAGGTATTCTCGGAAGCCGATGCCAAGCGTCTTGCGGAGTTCCGCTGTGCGTGTATAGAGCCCCATATATTGCAATTCCGCGGATTGCACGAGCTTACCCCGTCGGCTCTGCCCCATATCGCCGATAAGGTTACGCCACATCTTTTTGCGGGCTTGCCAATACCCCTGTCGGCTGTCGAGGATAGAGAACGGAGGTATAATGAAAGTGTCGTTAAGGCTCTGGCCGCGTGAGGTAGTGCCGACCCCCGACGTGTCACCATTTCCCATGTCATCCCATGCGTTGTCATTCCACACGTCAACGCCCCAATCTCTCAATTCGTCTACGACCCACTCGTTTGCGAGGATGTCATAATCCCACTGCCCGAACGCAGCATTGTCTTTGATGATAAATTCGCGCCGCTCTTCCTTTGAGAGGTTGGAAGCATTGACAACGGGGGCAAAGGGCTTCCGTAGCCATTCAGTCCAATAAGACCGCAAAGCCTCCTGCTCCTTGGCGGGCTTCTTCTTCACATCGCGGCTTTTAGACAATCGGTTCTCAATGTCCTCCACTGTCATCTGTGAGATGGCGAGTAGTGCGCGGTAGCGCATATTCCCGCCAAGAGCCATCCCGTCTTTGTCAATGACGATTGGCCGCAGCTCCAACATCTTGGGCAAGGATAGTAACGAGTCGATAAGTTTCTGGAACTTCTCCTCGGAGATTGTGCGCGGGTTATTCTTGTTTAAATGAACAGATGAAAGAGGTAATTTTACCGCATGCACCTCATTTTCTTGGAATGAAGACATATTAATGATTTATTTGTAACCACAAAAATACTGATTATTCCATAATCACAATGTGTTTTCAAGAAAAATTTTGCGCGGACACAACAAACCACCGCATAGCCCTAAAACGGCATTGTCAAATAATCGTTTATCGTTTGCCGGAAATCCGCGAGACTGCGGCAAACGATGTATTTGTACTCGAACCGTTCAACTGTCTTCTGCCAAGTCTTTTGCTCCGTAGATTGCCGCCCTTTCTCCGTTTTCATTTCGATGCATAACGCGTGATACCGACCTCTCGGAATGAGCAGAATAAGGTCTGACACTCCTCTCGTTAACCCCTCCAATTTGAGTATTCTCGCCTGCGACAATCTTACCCGAGCCCCGTTCGGGACAGAGAACAGCAGTCCTTGCAATTCGGGATAACGGCAAGAAAACCATTTTACGCAAGCCGACTGTATTCTGCTCTCCTCGTGTCGCACCGTTCTTTGCCCTTTTGTTTCGGTTTTGACGGGTCTAAACATCTTTTTCGAGTAATTTATCATCCTTTGTTTTTATTGCGCTAAAAATGCCTTATTTTCAGTTTTCCGCTTCGAGGTACTGTATTTTCCGCCTCGGGGCGAACTTGTCGAATATCGGCTTGACATGAGGGATATTCGACTCAATGAGTTGTCGGACGCTTGCAGGGCAGGTGATGGTGACCGCGCTGTCTGATACCGTGATGGCGATGCTGTCGGACAGCATTTCCTCGCAGTTGCAGCCGTTTGCACTCAGAGCATCATACAGCCCCGACCACAATTCCAGCCCTTTTTTCGAGACCCTGTCGCATGGTATGATGCCACCCTGCTTAGTCTTCGGTATCCACAGCCGTGCTGCCGATAGCTGTTCCGAGAGAGACATCCGCTCCCAGCCGCCAAGGGCGCGGTTGTAGAGATTGTTGTAATCAATCAGCCGCCCCAGCTCTTTTTGCGGGGCGCGAATATTCCTAAAAAAAAGAATTTTAAGAATTTCTTCTTTTTCTTTTTCTTTTT